ACCAAACCAACCATCTTTCTATTGATTTTGCCAAAAAACCCAACCAAAAACCAACCAAAAACCGACCAAAAACCAACCATATCAAAATACCTCATTATCAAATGATTTAGCCTGATAGCCATAACCTTCTTTGTAATGCACCAATTCCATATCTTTTAGATCAGCTAATCTTGATTTTAAAGCACTATCTGATATGTCCATTCTTGCTTTTATTATTGTAAATTTAGCCCAAACACTTACTGGATCATTGGGTGCCTTTTCTTTTTGATAGTCCTCTATAGCCTTAATTGTTTCTTCTCTTGCTTTAGTTAAGCCTAGTTTTTTTGGTGATTCATCTGTTATGGCTAATACACCTGAAGTAACACCCTGATAACCATATAATGTTTGTTCTTTAAATTTAAAGTAAAGATCATCTATTGGAGTGCCATCTTTAACTAGCGTTTGCTTAACAGTAACTAGCATAGCCTTATCATCGCTATTCTTATCCCTATCTACTCTAAACTCATAGTCTAAAGCTGCTGGTAATACAGAACTACCTCTTGCTCTACCATTACTACCATGACCTGTATGATGCACAATAACTATGGTTGCATTAAATTCTTCTTTTAATTCATCAATTCTTTGGATAAATTTATTCATATCTTCCGTACTATTTTCATTCATGCCGTAATTTCTGGCTAAGGTGTCCACAATAATCATTCCTATATTGCCCTTATCTATTTCTATATCTCTGCAAACATTCTGCAACATAGCAAATTCTTCATCATCTCCTATTCTTGATCCTCTATTTGAAACTAATAATGGTTTATCACTGATATTTATATTATAAAACTCCTCATACGCCTTAACTCTACGACCTACTCCTATAAAACCCTCACCTGCTAAATAAAGTACAGTAGATGGTTTTGTATTAAATCCATAAAAGTCTTTGCCTGAACTTACAGCACAAGCCATAGCTATTGCTATAAAAGACTTACCTGATTTAGGTGATCCAAAGATAGACATTACTGTACCTCTTTCACAAACCCTATCTACCATCCAATCAGGTTCAGTAAGATTATCCATAATCTGATTTACACTTTGAAAGTATAAAGAACCTCTTGGTGGTTTCAGTTTGTTTTGTTTTATATAACTAACAAGATCATCTGATGATTTAAAGTAATTGCTTTCGTAAGCATCATACAAATCATCTTTCTCTTTAAAATCTTTAGGTGGATTAGTAATAGTTACCTTGCATCCATTTTGTTTTAAATGTCTTTCTATATCTTTTGCACACTTCTTACCAGCTTCATCATTATCAGGAAAGATATAAACTTCTCTGTTAAATATTTTAGACCAGTCTGCTTTATCCCAAGCATTTACCCCACCATGCCAAGTACAAGAATCATAGTCATATATTTGCTGACATCCTTTGAGTGCTTTTTCTCCCTCATTAATTATGACTGGTTTATCAAGATGCTTTTCCTCTATGTAAATAGGTAATGATCCATCAGGTCTTTTCATAGACCAAGAGCCATTAGTATTTAATGTAAATGGTGCATATTTTTGTTTTATATAATGTCCTTCAGGAAATCTTAAAACCATAAAATTATCTGCATACTTAACTTTGATCTCTGCTTGTCTATACAGATCAATCATTTGTTCTCTTGTGAACGATTTAGCACCACTTTTAGGAACAAGGGGGTGTGTTCCTTTTGAGGAGTAATCATGTTGTGGTGCTAAATCATAACCATATTGTTTTAAGGTAATAGCTACATCTTTGTTAAGGTGTTTTATTAAATCGACAATCCCACCACCAGTATCATTTTCAAAATCATACCAAGTAGCATCTTCAAGATTTAAGACTAAAGAACCTTTGTTACCCCATCTGTATTCTGTTGATGTTGTACTTTTTGGTTCTCCAAGTAAATCTCTAGCTACTTCAGGTGCTATTCTTTGCCAATCTATGTTTTGCATCAGAATGGTATATCTTCATCTGTTAATAAATCATTGTTGTCATTGATCTGCTTATTAACCAAATCAGATAAACCATCATTAGGTGATTTAATATCATTATCATTTTCATCTTCATAATACCAACTAGGAATTACAAACTCATTTGATCTTGGTGCAAACTTAGCAAACTCAAAACTTAGCTCACTTGATTGCCCTAAACCCACCTGAAGTTTTTTAGCTCCTGTAAATTTAACAACTGGTAATAAATCACCATTCTTATCTTTCTCATTCCAAAACAAACCAAGTATTTTATTAAATGCTTGTGTTTCTGCAAATGTCATATTTTGCCATAACAAAGGTCTTGATAGTCCTTGTGGTAGCACCCAAGCTGAAAAAGCTCTTTTATAATCTTCTTCAGGTTTACTCTCTGCAACACCAAACTGTTTATCCCAAACAAAGTCATAACCTGATACTTGTTTGTAACATCCCCAACCACTTAAAAAAGTAGCTGGATCAAGCTGAAGATATTGAAACTCTATTGGTGATTCACCATTATAAAAGCTCATATCTCCTGTTTTCCATTTTAAATAAGGTGATTCTCCACCACCACTATTCATTCCACCTAATATATCCATATATATACTCTCCTTATTAATGTATTGTTTTATCAATACTGGTTAAAAAATCAGCTTCAAGGGTAGTGTAATTTCTTTCCTTAAAGCTAACAAAATCTTCATCGTTGATTACTCCTAAAAAATCACAAGCAACATTAATCCTATCAAATCTTTCTCTGCAATAAATATCAAATTCTTCTTCTAACATAAAACTATTAACATCCATTAGCTTTCTGTAAGATTTCATCGATGTTTTCGCACAAGTCTGTTAATGGCAACATCATAGTTATCTTGTTTGATTGCGGTACTTCTGAAACTAGCCAAGCTGGAACTATGCATTGTATTTTTTTCCTATCATATTTCCATATTAAAATAGGTATGTATTTATCACCAGCACTTTCAAGCGTTTGTGTCCACCAATTATTTCTAGGCATATTACTCCCTGATTTATACCTTTTACATTCTATTGCAAAGTTATCTAAATAAATGTCTGCTTGTCCTTTTTCTTGGTATTGATCCAAGTTTCTTTTTACCCTTTTATCTATATTATTAGATTCAAAGTAAGTATTAATTTTGTTGACAATGTATCTTTCAAATGCAGCACCTTTATTCCTAGAGTTCACCATAATCAGTCCTAACAGTTCTACCACTCATAAATGCTATTTCTTCATAATGCTTACCAGCACCTCTTTGAAAGTAAATCCATTTAATTTGTTTATCTAGCTTTTCTTCAGCTATTTCTTTTCTTCTTTTTTCTACAGCTTCTTTATTTTGGCTCATTTTCTTTACCTTGCTCATAACTGCATACACCAAGTTTCAGTAATAACTGACTTGCTGATTCTATGCTCATATTATTTTTAGCAGCAAATACCTTAATCTCTATGTGTAGATCAGTAGGAATCCATAGTGCTTTTTTGTAATTATCTTCCATTTATACTCTCCATATAAATATTAATATTAATATGACTTTATTACCATAGTTAATTAATACTTTCTTTGTTTTCTCTTATAATCAATGTAAGGGCAAAAGATAAACTCTCCATAATACCTATATACTCTCATATATCTATTTGCCCTTTTTAATCGTTAATGTCTTACTTCTAATCTCATAAGCATCTTTAGCAGGTACAACTCTTTCAGGTTGAGCTTTATACTTACGCATCTTCCAGTTAATGACATATTCACCAGTTCTTCCTACAGATGCATTACCCATTTGATCCATAATATGTGCTGATAGTTTTTCTTTCATAGCACCTAAATTCTTTATCATGTCATTAGTTTGTTCTAACTGCTTTATAAATTCTACTGTATCTTCAGGTAGTATCTTAATTTCATCTTCTGCAACTGGATATTTTATATAAGCATCAGATGTAACTTGTGGCGTGTAGTAATCTTCTTCATCTATTCTTCTATTAAAGTCTATTACCTTTTCTTCTAGTTGTTTTTCAAACTCATAATCTTTAGGTATGACATAAATTCTAAGATCAGTTGACTGGTAAAGAATAATTAAAATACCTGCATTTGCTTGTGTAGTTGACATAGCAGCTTTAAGTTGCAAGACACCCAACCAATCAGGTGGCACATCATCAGGATAAATACTTGTGCATTTTACTTCTATAGGAACATTACCATTTAAATAAACCTCTGTAGAATCTAAAGTGTGTATGCCATTTTCTATATCTTCTTTTATAGTCAGCTTTTCAGGGTAAGCCATACCATCTAATGATCCCTCTAAAGGTAATATAGGATGTACTACCTTTTCAGTTACCTTATCTTCATACTTATCTATTCCAAGTCTTTTCATACATTCTTGTATCAAAGGTTTTTCTAAGACATCTCCTGTCCTCTGTCTAAGCGTTTGTGGCGTTCTTATACTCTCACCATGCCTTGCCCTAATACAGTCATTAAGTACCTCTTGTTTAGTTTTAAAATGCCCTGCATCAAATAAATATGGTACTAAAGAGTGAGTACAATAATCATCCCTTGTGATCTTACCTATAGGCTTCATCTAGCTATCCCCAATATATATTTTATTTCATCTAAGCTATCTCTAACTATGTATTCTTCGCCTAATACTTCGACTATGACATCGCTAGTCATATCATCTTTATAAAAACCACTTATAAACCTAGCTGGTATATTAAGTTCACCACCACCTACTAAATTAAATGTTACATTATTGCTCATTTTCTAACTCC